CAAAGTGGAGGTCTTTCGAGGCCTCCACTTTTTTTGTGCAAAATTGTATAAATATAGATATGACACAACTAACCGACAACTTCAATATGCTCTCTCCTACAGGGTTTAGAGTAACGATTGAATCGCCTAAGTTCTCTAATCTAGAATACTTCATTACTACGGTCAATCTTCCTGCAATCACATTGCCTGAAGTAGAATCTGGATTTAAAAACTATCAAGGTTTTGTAGCAGGTGATACACTTGCTTATGATGCTCTCGAGGTAGAATTTCTTATTGATGAGGATATGAAGAATTACAGCGAAGTGTTTAATTGGATGAAATCAAATGCGGATGAAACACGCGCAGCTAAGCACGATATCATTTTGTCAATACTATCTAGCCACAATAATGTGAATAAGCAAATTCGATTCGCAAATGCACTTCCAATTTCTTTAGGAGGTGCAGAGTTTACTACTCAAGCAACAGATGTTGAATATATGCGAGGCAACATATCGTTTAGGTACGATTACTTTGAAATAATTAAGTAGATTTAAAGTATAAATAAATATATATTATGATACTTGATGAAATATTGAAAATGTGGGGAGAAGATGTAAAAATCGATGATCTCAATCTTGATGAAGAAACAATGAAGTCAGCTAAGCTGCACTCAAAATATCTTGAGTTGTTTTCCTTATCCAAACTCCAATTGAAGCGTAATGAGATGGAACTTAACAAGGTTCGTAAAGACAAGTGGCTTTACTATAATGGTAAGATGACGAAGGAGCAGATCGAAGAAAGATCATGGAAATACGATCCATTTGATGGTATGGCAAAGCCATTGAAATCAGATATGGAGATGTACTATAAAACTGATCCTGACATTGTGCGTGTAACTGGTAAAATCGAGTACCAAAAGACTATTGTAGAAACTCTTGAAGAGATTATGAATAATCTTCGTTGGAGACATGGACATATTAAGAACATCTTAGAGTTTAAAAAGTTTACAAGCGGGGTGTAACTTACTAATATTTAGAACATGATCAAGATACGTAAAAAGGATGAAGCTAAAATAGTTATCGAATCTGATGATTCTGGTATCCTTAGAGAAATCAGCGAGTATTTTACATTCTATGTCGAAGGCTATAAATTTATGCCAGCGTACAAGTCTAAGATGTGGGATGGAAAGGTTCGGCTATTTGATATGCGATCTCATCAATTGCCGTTTGGACTGTTAGGCAAAGTGGCTGAATTTGCAAGTGCTCGTAAGTATGAGCTTGTTGTTGATCCTGATATACGACCAACTCTTAGTGCTACTGATGAAGAACTAGACGAATTTGTTAAAAATCTTCCTCTATGTTCAGGAGGTAATGCAATTCAAGCGAGAGATTACCAAGTAGATGCCTTTAAAAAGGCGACACAATCACAGAGAGCTATTCTTCTCTCTCCTACTGGATCTGGTAAATCTCTGATAATTTATATGCTATCTCGTTATTTTCTGTCAAAGGATATGGATAGAAAGGTTCTAATCGTAGTTCCTACTACTTCGTTGGTTGAACAGATGACAAAGGATTTTGCAGATTACTCATTGAATGATTCTGAATTTGACGTAGAAGAAGAGGTACACAAAATCTATTCTGGCAAAGAAAAATTCGACATCGAAGCAAGTATCGTTATTACTACATGGCAGAGTGCTATCAAACTTCCTCTCGATTGGTTTATCGCATATGGTATGGTTATAGGCGATGAAGCTCATACCTTTAAAGCTAAAAGCTTAACTACTATCATGGATCGCTTGAATAAGGCGTATTTCAGAATTGGCACGACTGGTACTCTTGACGGTGGTAAAGTTAACGAATTGGTATTAGAAGGCAGCTTTGGTCCTACATACAAGGTAACATCAACGAGAGAACTCATCGATTCTGAGACTTTAGCTGATCTAACGATTCAAGCTCTTGTTATTAAATACCCTGATGAGGTTAAGAAGTTAATGGCAAAGGCTAAGTACCAAGATGAAATTGACTTTATTGTGTCGTATGCAAATCGTAATAATTTTATAACGAATCTTGCTTTAGATCAAAGTGGAAATACTCTCGTATTATACAATCTCGTTACTAAACATGGTAAGCCACTGTATGACATGATCAAGTCTAAAGCAAAGGATAGGAATGTGTTCTTTGTATCTGGAGAAGTGAACGCTGAAGAAAGAGAGAGAATTCGTGAGCTTACTGAGAAAGAAACTGGAGCTATTATTGTGGCATCGAGTGGAACCTTCAGTACAGGAATCAATATTAAGAATCTTCATAATATCATATTTGCTGCACCAACCAAGTCTCAGATTCGTGTTCTTCAATCAATTGGTCGTGGTCTAAGAAAATCAGATTCAGGACAGCCTACTGTAGTGTATGACTTAGCTGATGATTTGTGTTGGAAGAAACATAAAAACTACACGCATAACCATGCTATAAATAGAATTAAGATCTATGCTAAAGAGGGTTTTAAATATAATATACATGAGGTACCTATGAAATGATGAACGAATTCTACGAAGAACTATACGGTGAAAATCTATTCACATACAGACTAACTGATGGAAGTTATGTTGTAGCCGATGAACTAGATTTAGATGAAGATACCGGAGTAATATACATTGCTGATCCTCTTGAATTGCTTAGAGATTCAGCTGGTGAGTGTAGACTAAGGCCATGGATTATTGTAGATGAGGAAAACATAGTAGAATTAAACTCATCAAATATCATATCTAGGAGTAGTACAGCACAGATACTTAGAACATGTTATCTTAAGTATATTTCAGCTGAGAGACTATTGAATCAAATTCATAAGTTAAATGAAGAGGACAACTTGGATCAAGATAATTATGATGGTCTTGATAAACTAGATTACTCAGATGACTTCTTTAGTAAGTTAGAAAAACCGAGTGAATCTAGATGGGATTGGTCAGATAACTGAGGTATTGGTTGGTTGATAAGACCAATTATAACACTTTATATGAAATAAGTAAACCTTTAAGTAAGCCTTTTAGTAAATGATTCAGACATTTAGTTATTTACTTATTAGGCTAAATACAGTATAATATACATTATGAACGAACAAGAACCAGAACCAGTTAAGAAACCAGCTAAAAGAGTTCGGCGCGCTAAAGAGCATTATGTGAATAATAAAGAATTTTCACAAGCAGTTGTTGATTATGTTAATAGCGTCAATGAGTCTCGAGCACAGGAAAACGAAGAACCAGTAATTACCGACTATATTGGTAGATGCTTTTTAAAGATATGTGATGGTCTATCTCATAAGCCAAACTTCATTGGTTATACGTATAGAGAAGAAATGGTAATGGATGCAGTTGAAAACTGTATTAAGGCCATTATGAATTACGACGTAAAAAAGGCTACACGTACTGGATTGCCTAATGCCTTTGCATACTTTACTCAAATATCATATTACGCATTCCTCCGCCGCATCGCAAAGGAGAAGAAGCAACAAGACATTAAAGAACGATATATGGCTTATGCAGGTGTAGAAGCATTTGCTGATTTTAATGCAACTATGCCAAACGCAGACTCTCAAAACATTGTTGATCAGATTCGTAATAAGAATCAATCAATTAAGGATAAGGATGAAGCGCTTAAAAAGTTTGATAAGCATACCAAACAAGAGAAAAAAGAGAAGTTAGCACGTGGAATTGAGCTCTTTTTTTAGTAATATCCCTAACGATAACAACCTATTAGTTCAATGGTATTTGATACTGAGCTATGCGTATTATATCGAAGATGAATCATTGGTTAGCGATAGCGAATACGATGCATTATGCGTAAGACTACTAGATAAGTTTGATGAAATTGAACACCACCATAAACACCTAATAAGCAAAGATGATCTTGAAGCTGGTACTGGATTCGCATTAGCTAGAAGAGATTATCCTTCAATAGTAATCGGAGCAGCACAACATTTGAAAGAAGATTTAAATTATGAGTAAGTTAGCAATATTGAACGATAGCCACTTTGGTATTAAGAATGGATCCCAGATCTTTATGGATTACGCAGACAAGTTCTTCGATGAAGTGTTCTTTCCATACTGTGTTGAGCATAATATTAAAAAGGTAGTGCATTTGGGTGACTTCTTTGATCATCGTAAATACGTTAATTATAAGGTTCTAGAACATGCATACGAGGCTTTTATCTCTAAGCTGTATGAGTATGACATGACAATGGATATCATACCTGGTAACCACGATGTATATTACAAGAATACTAATACGCTCAACTCGCTAACTCAGGTGCTTGGACAATATTCTGATCGTATTCATATTCACATGGATCCAATTGATAAAGACTTTGATGGACTAAGTATTGGATTCTTGCCATGGATGACTCAGGACAATCACGATCAATGCATGGAATTCATTGCTAAATCCAAATCATCTATTTTAGTTTCTCACCTAGAATTGAAGGGGTTTGAAATGGGTAAAGGTTTGCCTGTCGCTTCGCATGGCTTGAATACGAGTCTTTTCTCTCGTTATGAGATGGTTCTATCTGGCCACTATCATACAAAATCTACAAAGGACAACATATGTTATCTTGGCACACAGATGGAGTTAACGTGGTCAGACGCTGGAGATCCAAAATACTTCCACACTATAGACACACAAACTCGTGAATTAACACCAATACGAAATAAACATGTACTTTTTCGCCGAATAAGGTATAATGATCTAGAGACAGAAACCATAACCAAAGCAGATATCAGTGGAACATACGTAAAAATCGTAGTTGTTTCAAAGAAAGACCTTTATGAATTTGACAAGTTTATCGACCGAGTACAATCTTACGAGCCTTTTGAGGTTAAAATCGTTGAAACCTTTGATGAATACGCAGGGGAAAATGTTAGTGATGATGACGTATCTACATTCGATACACCTACATTGCTTAATACCTATGTCGATTCTATAGAAACTGATCTGCAATCTGATAAACTTAAAACCATGCTTCACGAATTGTTTGTAGAAGCACAACAAATGGAATCTATATAATGTTAACGTTCGAATCTATATCATATAAGAATTTCCTCTCAACAGGAGATACACCCACGGTCATACCGCTAAATACCGATTCTGCTACTCTAGTAGTAGGTGCAAATGGTGCTGGCAAATCTACGATGCTTGACGCCATTTCGTATGCGCTATTTGGTAAACCACACCGTAACATCAATCGGCCACAGCTTGTCAATAGCATTAACAACAAGAAGCTATTAGTCGAAGTAAAGTTCTCTCTCGGATCAAATAACTACCGCGTTGTTCGAGGAATGAAACCTAATATCTTTGAGATCTATCATAACGATACACTCCTCAACCAAGAATCGCATAGCCGTGATTATCAGAAGGTTCTTGAAACGAATATTCTAAAGTTGAATCACAAATCCTTTCATCAGGTTGTTGTACTTGGTTCAAGTAATTTTGTGCCATTCATGCAGTTACCTTCATATCAACGGCGTAACGTGATTGAGGATCTTCTTGATATTGGTATCTTTACTAAAATGAATACACTTATCAAGGATAGGTATTCAAAGATGAAGAGCGATATAATTGACACAGATCAGCAACTTAGTATTATTAAAGAGCAGATCGTTCTTCAATCAAGGCATATCGCAAATTTGAAGAATATCGATATTCAGCAATCTACTAAAGCTCTTAAGCAAATCGAGTCGATGCAGTCAGAAGTTGACTTACTTCAAAATAGAAATAATGATCTACAGTCGAAGCACGATAAGATTGCTCCATCTCGCCTAGCTGATAAGAACTCTGCTATTGAGAACCAAAACTCGCTTGTTGGCTATAAGATTCAAATCAATACAAACGTCTCAAAGATTGTGAAGGATGCAATGTTCTATGAGAATAACGATTGTTGCCCAACATGTGATCAGCTAATTACTGCTGAAGTTAAAGGCGTTAAGAAAGCTGAAGCTCAAGAAAAGGCACAGAGCTTGAATCATGGATTGCAGCTATTAGAAGAAAAGATCGCAGCAGCAAATAAGGTATTTGATTCTACTAATGAAGCATATAACGCGATAAACGATCTTCTGTCTGATATTAGATCTAACCAAAGTCTGATTGGTAATCTGCATAAACAGATATCTGATCTGCAAACACAGGAAAATGCCGAGAACGAACTGACCGACACAAAGGCGGCAGAATTAGACTTAGATAGCCGAAAGGTTCAATACGAGAACGCTCTAAGTAATAAATCGTCTCAGCTCGAAACACGTTCATACTATGACGCTATCGGAGAAATGCTTAAGGATACTGGTATCAAGACAAAAATCATTCGTCAGTATCTTCCAGTAATGAACAAGCTTATCAATAAGTACCTTAATATATTGGACTTCTTTGTTAAGTTTGACTTAGACGAGTCATTTAACGAGACCATCAAATCTCGCCACAGAGATGAATTCTCGTATGCCTCATTTTCAGAGGGTGAAAAATCACGGATTGATTTAGCGTTGCTTTTCGCATGGAGGCAGATAGCAAAGATGAAGAATTCTGCTAACACAAATCTCCTCATTCTCGATGAAACATTTGACTCATCTCTTGACGTAGACGGAGTAGATAATCTGCTTAAGATCCTATATAGTCTCAAGAAAGACACCAACGTTTTTATCATCTCTCACAAGAAAGATGTTCTCGATGGCAAATTCCCAAGTAGAATTGAGTTTGAAAAGGTTAACAACTTCAGCAGAATACGCAAAAATGGATCCATATAAGAAAGACATC